GAAGTAAACTATGATAAGGGAATTAATGATGAAAAAATACAAAGTAAGACTAGCAGGACTAGGAATAGAAGCAGTAGCAATAATACCATTCGAGGAAGAGCCAACACTAGAAAAGATACAAAATAATGTAGCTTATTATTTAAATAACAATCTAATGAAAATAGAGGCTAATGAATTTGTTAGCCAAGATAGATATGTAATAACATACGAGGAAGTACAAGTTGAATTATAAGCAACAGCTAGAAGTTATTAAAAATCTAAATTTAAAACAAGATCACAAAGAGAGAACAGACTGTCCATTCTGTCATCATAGTAATACAATGCTTATTGATACCACTGGTAACAGCATAGGTTGGTATTGTTTTCATGCTTCATGTAAAGCAAAAGGAAAGCATGAGGGACAGAAAACTATGGACTATGTCATTAATACTTTCTCAAATAAAAAGAATGATTCAGAGTTGTCAGTATTTAGCATACCAGAAAGTTTTAAGTCACCATTCTCTCATGAAAAAGCAATGAAGTATTTACGAAATAATAACTGTTGGGATTCTTTTATGATGAATAGAGCAGATATAAAATATGATGTAGCACAAGACAGAGTTGTATTTGTAGTTAAAAATAAATATACAAATGAATATGCAGGTGCAGTTGGCAGGGCATTACACAAGGACACATATCCTAAATGGTTTATGTATGGTAATAAGCATGTTCCTTTTGTTTGTGGTGAGTGTGATGATGCAGTTATTGTAGAGGATTGTGCTTCTGCATGTGCAGTATCTGGTGTACTAACTGGTATTGCTTTGATGGGTACATCACTAGCAGATACACACCTTGCACATATCATGCAGTATAAAAATATTTATGTTGCACTAGATAGAGATGCAACTACTAAATCTTTCTCTATTGCAAAAGAGTTAAGATCAAAAGGTTTTACAAATGTAAAAGTAAAAGCATTGGAAGATGATTTAAAATATTTTAAAACAGACGAGATAAGGAGTATATTTTATGACTGAAGAAATGATGAAAGAGATACTTGAAAGTTGGACTAACTGGAAGTATGATATTATAGATACAAACAAAGCAGAGTGGAATCAAAGAGATCAAAGCAAACTTGACACAATTACTGTTATATTAGAGAACGAATTAAAAGTACAAAAAGCAATCAACAGAAGATAATGAAGGGAGACACGATGGAAAAGCAGATACTAAAAAAGATGTTGGATAAATCTTTTTACGACCAGTACAAAGGCTCAGTATCAAGCAGTGTATTTGAGGGTGACTTAGGTTCTTTGTTTGATACAATCAAACGAGCACACTCTGAGTATGAGGAGTCAATAAAGGTAGATGAGTTATATGGATTACATACTACAATGTATAATCCTGCATTAACTAGAGCAGCGAAGATAAAATTTAATGAACTGATTGAAGACTTAAAAGATGTACAAGAACCGTCTAACGAAATAGCAAAAGATATTATGAAAGTTCTTGTAGAAAGAGAGACTGCACAGAAGATAGCAGTTGAAGCCACAGAAATATTTAATGGCAAACCAGCAAACTTTAATGATATTATTTCTATAATAGAAAAGCACAAGACAAATACACCAGATGAGAAAGTAGAATCTGTATCTAATAACATTGGAGAAGTTATGAATCAGTTAGTTGATACAACTAAATGGAAGTTTAGTATATCTACATTGAGAGATGAGGTTGGTGGTATTGGTGATGGTAATTTAATGATTGTATTTGCTAGACCAGAGACAGGTAAGACTGCTTTTTGGGTTAGTTTAGTATCATCACCAGATGGATTTGCTGAGCAAGGTGCTAAAGTTCATGCGTTTATAAATGAAGAACCTGCAGTTAGAACTCAGATGAGAGCCATATCTTGCTATACAGGAATGACAAGAGAAGAAATAGTTGAGAACATAGAGATTGCAAATGGTAAATGGGATTTAATAAAAGAGAATATACAACTATATGATACTGTTGATTGGACAATGGATGATATAGACTCGCATTGTGAAAAACATAAGCCAGATATTATTGTCATTGATCAACTTGACAAAGTAAATATTTCTGGTATATACGCAAGGTCAGATGAAAAACTCAGAGCAATATATACTAGTGCAAGAGAGATTGCAAAACGTAGAAAGTGTGCTATCATTGCAATATCACAAGCATCTAACGATGCACATAATAAAAGACATATGGATTTTAATATGATGGAGAACTCTAGAACTGGTAAGGCAGCTGAGGCTGATTTAATTATTGGTGTAGGTAAAGCACCAGATACAAATGGTCAAGAGAATATGGATAGATCATTATGTATTTCTAAAAATAAAATAAATGGGTATCATGGAATTATTGATGCTAAAATTTATAGAGAGATAAGTAGGTACGATGTATGATTACAGTAGTTGATGTAGAAACAACATATCAAAAAAATAAAAACAATGGATTTGATCCATCACCATTTCATCCAGACAATAAACTGGTAAGTGTTGGATTAGAATCAAAGTTTGGTAGCGAATATTATTTTACTTATCATTCTGAAAAAGTTAGTGAAGGATGCTACGATAGTATACAGGAAAGACTAGACCAAACTACATTATTAATAGGTCACAATCTTAAATTTGATTTGATGTGGTTACTAGAGGCAGGATTTAAATACACTGGTAAAGTATATGATACTATGATTGGTGAATACATACTCAATAAAGGTGTTAGAAAATCTTTGACATTACAAATGTGTTGCCAACGTAGGAAGATAGGTATGAAAGATGATCGTATAAAAGAATATATGGATCGTGGAATATCTTTTGATAATATACCTGCTGATCTAGTCGAGGAGTATGGTAGAAATGATGTAACAATTACCAAAAGATTATTTGAGTCTCAGATGGCAGACTTTAAACTTCCTGCTAATAAAGATTTAATTAAGACTGCTAAGATGATGGGTGAATTTTTAGTTGTACTATCCGACATGGAACGTAATGGTATCTATGTAGACTTAAATGTATTAGAAAAAGTTAATGCAGAGTATACTGCAGAAAAAGAATATCTAAGGCAGAAGATAGGTAAAATTGTTTATAATAAAATGGGTGATACAGAAATAAATTTATCTAGTCCAGAACAATTATCATGGTTAATCTATTCTAAAAAACCTTTAGATAAAAGTAATTGGGCCAAAATATTTAATGTTGGTGTAGATAAAGCAACAGGTAAAAACAAACGTAGACCACAATTTTCACTGAATCAATTTAGATCACTAGTTAAAGCAAATACTGCACCTGTATATAAGACAAGTGCAAGTAAATGTATACCTTGTGATGGTAAAGGTGTAACTAAAAGAATAAAAAAAGATGGCAGTCCATATAAAAATTATACTAAATGTTCTGATTGTGATGGCGATGGATTTATATATCACAAGATGGCTAAACTTGCAGGGTTTAATCAAGTTCCTAAAAGTGTATATGATATAGCAGAGTCTGGATTTAGGACAGATAAAGTAACTCTATCTAAACTCTCAGCAGAATCTGAGGGAGAACTTAGAGAATTTTTAGATGCTATTGTAAGATATAATGCTATAGATACTTATCTATCTACTTTTATATCTGGCATAAAAGATCATACAGATAGCCAAGGTATGCTACATCCTAAATTTATGCAGGCAGTCACTGCAACAGGTAGACTTTCAAGTCGTGATCCTAATTTTCAGAATCAACCTAGGGGAAAAACATTTCCTATTAGGCAAGTGGTTAAGTCAAGATTCTCTAGTGGTAAAATATTGGAGATAGATTTTTCTCAACTTGAATTTAGAACTGCAGTGTTTATGGCACAAGATAAACAGGGTATGGAAGATATAAAAAATAATATTGATGTCCATCAATACACTGCAGATATTATTGGAGTATCGAGACAAGATGCTAAAGCACATACATTTAAACCTTTGTATGGAGGTGTAACAGGTACTGAAGATGAGAAGAAATACTATCGTAAGTTTTTAGAAAAGTATAAAGGTATCAAAGCATGGCATGATAAATTACAAACGCATGCTATCAAATTTAAATGTATACAAATACCTACAGGTAGACAGTATTCATTTCCATATGCTCAGCGTATGCCTTGGGGTGGCTCTAGTTATGGTACACAAATAAAAAATTATCCTGTGCAAGGTTTTGCAACAGCAGATATTGTTCCATTAGCATGTATAAATATATACAATCTAATGAAAGAACAGAAAGTAAAAAGTTTACTCGTAAACACAGTTCACGATTCTATCGTAGCTGATGTTTATCCTGGCGAAGAAAGTGTGATGGGTAAAATATTCAAGCAGGGCACAAGCAGTGTTATTGATTCATTGAAAGAATATTATAATATAGATTTCAATGTTCCACTTGACACAGAGACAAAAATAGGATATAACTGGTTAGATATGAAGGAGGTAATAACCATATGAGTTTAAATAATTCTGAAGATAGAACTACAAAATATATAATTATGGGTAAGTTTAATCACTCAAATAAATTTATATTTGAAAAACAGTTTATTAACAAGCGTAGTGCAGATGCATACGCAGAGTTGATGAATGAAAATAAAGAGCATGACGGATACGAATACTTTTTATTTGAACAATCAAAAGCCTATAACTTGGAGAACTAATATGATTGAGGCATTAGAAACTTTAGATGAATATGATGATTCAGACATTACTGTCTACGATGAGTATCAAGCCTTTGTAAATAGTTACGAAGGAACTTATGATACTCTTTATTTAAATAAAGATCATGAAGATTATTCATCATGGAAGCAATATGCTGAGTATGATGGATTCAAAGTAATACAAACCGATGAGGAGACACGCTTATGTTAGATATATTTTTATCTGCCTGTTTAGCAGTAGTTATTTTCTTTTGGGTATGCGATTTGGTATACCCACCATACAAGAAAAAAAATAAAAAATAGTACTTGACATTTACTATAAAATATGATATACATTAATTTTTACAAGGAGGTGTTCAATGTCAGACAATGAACTTATAAATATAAACCAAATGACCGATGAGCAAATAATGAAAGCCATAGGTCAAGACGATGGTACATCTAGTAGTGATGGCATTCCTAGATTATCTATTAATAGAAGCCCAGAAGATGACGATGGTAATCAAATACCAGTAGGTTATTTTTCTGTGTTTGATACTACTGTAGGTAAAGTTGCTTATGGTAAACCAGTTAACTTCAGACCATTTATTAGTGGTATGCAATACATGCACTACGATACTGATAAGGGTGAATATGTTAACAGATCAGTTATATTTTCATCACACAAAGATGAAGCAATTGATATGTTAGGTGGAGTTAATTGTGGTAAAGTCCCATACAAAGACAGAGACTCACTTACACCAGATCAGCAAATGATACAGAGAACTATCAGATGCTATAGACTAGTGTATGGTGTAGTTAGTTTTGATGGTGTGTTAGCCAATGGTGAAAAGCACAAGGTAGAAAATCTACCTACGTTGTACAGAGTATCTGGTACAGCATTCTTACCTGTAAGTAATGCTATCAAAAGACTAAAAGATAGTGGTAAGGTTATGCTTAAACAAGTGTTATCTATTGATACTGAGAGACAGAAAAAAGGTGGCAATACTTTTTATGTTCCTGTTCTTGATACCAAATCTGGTACTGAGTTACAGTTTACACAAGAAGATAATGAAACTTTAACTGTGTTTCAGCAGGCTGTGAAAAAAGAAAACGATGAAGTACTTGCAGCTTATAAAAATTCTAGAGTTAAGAAACCAAATGATCAAGATGGTGAAGACGCTAAAATTGTTGAGGAGATGGACGATCCACTTCCAGAGGAAGTATTGACATCTTAATGAATACAATATTAGATAAAGTAAAAATATATCTTGATAAGGTATCTAGTAATCCTGTCGCTATTTCTGAGGATTTAGTTGAGGAGTTTGGCGAGGCATGTAAAAGTGCCTTGCGTAGACAGTTCTCAGAAAAGCGTAGGGATAGTTTTGAACCTAGAATGTCGAATATAGGTAGGCCACTCTGTCAACTACAAATGGAAGCAAAAGGTATTAAAGGTGATGGACAACCTTATAATAATAAAATGAGAAATACATTTGGAGATTTGATAGAGGCACTAGCTATATTTGTTTTAAAATCTGCAGGAGTTAAAATTGATAGTGAACAAAAAGAAGTTAAGTATAAATTTAAAGAAGACTCTATGTCTGGAAGATTGGATGTTGAGATTGATAACAAAATTTGGGATATTAAGAGTGCGTCACCGTATTCCTTTGAACATAAATTTGGTGAGAAGGGAGGCTTTAATGAAGTAGTTAATAATGATTCCTTTGGTTATGCATCGCAAGGTTTTCTTTACGCAGAAGGTATGAGAAAGCCTTTCGGTGGTTGGATAGCTATCAATAAGTCTACAGGTGAGTGGACTGTATGTGAAGCACCAGAGTTCCAAGATGATTATAAGAATAAATACATTAAAGTTGCAACAGATAATTATACTGCATTAAAAAATAAAACAGAATTCCAGAAATGTTTCGATGACATAGCCGAAACTTTCAGAGGTAAACCAACAGGCAACAGAACGCTAGGCACTGTATGTTCATTTTGTCCATACAAAGTGCCATGTTGGGGAGATGGATTGCAACACTTACCACAACAGCAATCCAAGGGAAAGAATCCTAAATGGGTATGGTACACTTCTGTGACCAATCCCAAAAAGGATGACGCAGAGAGTAATGGAGAGTAGTTTTAGGGGTCTATTCTCTACTTACTCTTTGTGTTAGTATGCATTTATATTTTGTAGTGTTTAAGAATAAAAAAGATAATGAGTACAGGTTGTTTAATAATACAGTGTTTGATGATGAGAAAAAAGCAGAGTACTTTGGTAAGAAAAGTATGAAGAGAGGATTCGAGCATAAAGTATTAGAGTATAATGACGATAACGTAAAAAGGTATTGGTATGACTAAGAAACAAGATACGTTTAAGAACTGCATAAAAGTTCTTATCTCCCCATGGGAGAAAGGATTTACATGTGGTATTACTATGGATAGTAAATCTCAAATGACAACTGAGCAATACGAATTATGTTCTACTATAGCTAGAGGCATGATAAAAATGGCAACCCAAGATCCACAATCTGTTTTTGTTTATGGATTAAAAGGATTTGCTGCAGATAAAAAAAACCCTGAAAAACCTAACCTAAGCATGAATGCAGTAGCAGAGTTTGACGAAGAAGATAATGTTATTGATTTTATAGAATGGTTAAAAGCCAAACGTGAAAAGGAGTTAAACTAATGGCAACACATTTAGTAATGGGTGATCCACATTGCACACCCAAAGCAAGCAATGATAGATTTCTGTGGGCAGGTAGACTAGCCGCAGATATAAAAGCGACACATGTAATATGCATGGGTGACTTTTGTAGTATGGATTCTTTGTCTACATATGACAGAGGAAAGAAATCTTTTGAAGGTAGAAGATACCAGAAAGATATGGAGCATTCGCATGAAGCATTGCATTTGTTTAACAAAGGTTTGGGAAAACATAAACCTAAAAAGATAATGTTACATGGTAATCATGAGGATAGAATAGATAGATTTGTAGAAGAAAATCCAGAGTTAGATGGCACTATGAAAATATCTGATTTACAATTTAAGAAATATGGTTGGCAAGAGATACCTTATAAACAGTTTAAAGTTGTTGATGGTATTTATTATGCACATCACTTCCCATCTGGTATTATGGGGTCAGCTATATCTGGTGAAAATATTGGTAGAACTCTCTTGACAAAAC